ATCTGAAGGTATTGTTACAAATCTATTTCCAACAGCAAGATTAGATGTAGCGTAGTGTCTGTTATCATCTGAGTCTATTTCTCTATAAATTCTGTTCTCTGCATTTTGTATAAATCTATTTACAACTGCAGTTGTTAAAACACCATCATCAACTTCAGTGTAGTTTCTAATATCATCTGTTAAATTTGTTAAAGTGTATGCCATTATGCGTCTAGAGTTACTGGTCCTGCTGTAACTGTCATTCCTCCTGATTGTTCTGTTATAGTCGGAGTTGATCCTAATGTAAACGTGTAGTTATCTGTGCCTGTAACTGTTATTGAAAAACCAGAACCTGCAGTAAATGCAGTAGGAGCCAGGCCTCCTGGAAAACCTTCTACGTTTCTAAATCTTACAGTATCATTAGTAGATCTTCCATGATTAATATCTGTTACAGTTATTGTTGTAGACCCACTAGTCATTGAAAATGGATTAGGGCCCAGTAATCTAGCAACTGCAGGCTCAACTCTATCTGGTCTTGCATTTCTTAAACCTTGTGGCTCTGCCATAAATCTTTTTGGTTCTAATTGTGGATGTTTTTTTTCAAACTCTGAAATATGAACTCTTGATCCATTCCATTCTATAGCCATTTCTTTATATGGAAACTCTAAACCAGATCTATCAGAAATAAATTTTGCATGTTTACCAACAGCCATTAATTAACCTCCGTAAAATATGATTTAGGTGTAATGAAAGAACTAGAAGAAGATCCATCTTCTTGTAGAGCTCTATTTAATTCATCTTCATAATATAATTTAAATTCTTGTGTTCTTTGTGGTGCATATTTTTGAGATAAATAAAAAGATAAACCCGATACCATGCAAGGTACAAATCTATATGGTACGTCAGTTGCATTAGTATAAGCTCCTGCATCTTGTATTCTTCTTACGTAATAATAGTTTAAAAATTTACCAGCTTGAGATGCACCTGGTGTTTGATATAAAGTAATTGTAACTTTATCTATAAATCTTTGTACAAAATATTGTGAAGGTTGACCTGTAGAAGTTTTATTTGCTAAAGCTTGATATGCAGATCTAGCTATTTTAGTTAAAGGTGTATCAACATTGTTATCTCTAAAACTTGCTTCTAATACATCATCAACACCATAAACTGCTGTGGTACTAGAAGTACCATCTGCTTCATTTCTAAACATAGTGTATACTGCTTGTCCGTTTACTAATGTAATATTATTGTTTTGAACTTCCCAATAATGAAGACCACGGTTAGCCCACTCTTGAAACATTATATCTAATGTTCTTCTAGATGTTTTTAATTGGTATCCAGTTACATTCTGTATACCCATTCTTTCAAATGCTTCTTCTATTATTTCATCAATAGAAAAGTTTTTTTCAAACTCATATTTTCCAGAGGTCGTGTTAGCCATCTAGCCTCCTACTTATCAATGATAACAGTTACAGTTGCGTTTGAGATAGCAGAAACTGTCATTCCACCTTCAAACACTATTCCATCCTCTGCTAAATTGTATGAAAAAACATCTCCTGCTGGTACATCTACTTGAAACTGTGTTACTGAGTTTCCATCTTGTAAAGTAACTGAACCTGCAGAACCAGATGAAGCTAGAATAATTCCTCTTAATCTAGTTCTTCCTCCGAATACTGAACCTGTTCCTGTTTTTCTAACTGCTTTTACGTCTGATTTCATTATCCCGTATATCCTATTGTTACTGAATCTGTATTTGTTAGATCTAGGAATACACCATTTTTAAATCTAATTCCACTACCTGGTACAAAAACATCTAAACCTTCTGTACCAAACTTAGCTTGAAATTCTAATGATCCTGCATTTGAAGTACCATCATGTAATTTTACAAGAGATCCAGAAACCCCATGTGCCATTATATAAGTTACTCTGCAAGGACCAAGATTAGTCCCACCGCCAGTAATAGTTTTAAATCTACCGTCTGCCGTTAATGTTGTAAACTTTTGATCACTTGAAAACGATCCACCGCCTGCCATAATTTTCTCCTTAGATTATGTGGACCCGAAGGTCCACACTAATTATTTATTATGATGACGCGATATTTCCAAGCGTGTCACATCTTTTCCAGTTTGTTCCATCTGAAAAAGCATATACTGCTGCACCTGCTGCACCATCGTCAACAAAAATCATTACGCCTTTGTTGCTAGCTGCTTCTAATGAATCAGTTCCATTAGTAACAGTGTTTGCATCAGTAACCGACCAAGTGTTAGTTCCACCTTGTTGAGTGTCACCTGCATTTGGGTTAGGTCCACCAATAAATCCATTAAGGGATGTTACTGGTCCTTTAAATGTAGTGTTTGCCATGTTTGTATCCTCCTAGTTTTTCGAACATAGTCTCTAGGCCGTCGACTGTACTCGTCTATGTTCTTTTAATATTATACAGTATAAAAACTATATACTACATTTTAGTAGAGCGCAAGAGAGCCTGTGATGTGGATTGGATTTTTCCAACGATGTAGCTTTTGACTAAGTAGCTACTGAAACTTGTGGAGCAGCGTCTTCTATCTTATTCTCTGCATCAGCTTTTTTAGCTTCTGCTAGTTTGATATGGCTAATTACTTCTCTGACTTTTCTGTCAATCTTAACCATGTCGAGAGTATATCTACCCTCTTTAAGATGCTCTTGCTCCCATTGAAGATCTAGTCCCTTCTTCTGTGTGTAAAGGGTCTCCAGATGTTGCATTATCGCCTCCATCAATAACCTCCTCATAGGTTATTCTTTTTACTCTTGGATCATTCATTTCTCCAAGATGTTCCCATTTTATATCACCTTTTCCCAATCTGTCAACTATTGCGTTTTCTATATCTATGGGACCATCCATGCATTTTATAATAAAATCAGCATGAAGGTGGTAAGCGAAGATTTGAACTCTGAAGTTTTTAGGGTGCATTTTTCCTTTCTATTTGGTGATTGTGGCGGAACTGTGTCCCGCCACAAAATTATTGATTAAGCACCTGGTGATGCAAAAATACCTCTAGGGTCTGATACGCCAAATACGTATCTTTCTCTAGCTTTGTATCTTACGTTGCCAGTGTCAAAATCGCCTTCCATTTTTGTAGTTAATGGTGCTCTTTCAAGATGTTTCATTCCGTTAGGAACATCAGTGATTAAGAAGAAAGCATCAGGATCAGTGAAGAAGTTATTGATTGAATAACCTCCTGGAACCATTCCCATGTTTCTTAAAGCATTGATGTCATTGTCAGCAGTTCCAGTTCTGTTTTGAGATTTCATTAATCTCTCTGCAGTAAACTGTAAAGCTGATGGGATGATCATTCTTTGAGCGCTAGCAGCAATTTTTAAACCTCTTTCATCAGTAAGAGCTGCAATGTCAATCATTGATTGCTCTAGTGATGTTTCGTTTAAGTCTGCTGCAACTGCCAATGTGTTACTGAAAGTCCCGTTTATAGTTGGGTGATTAGTTGCAAATAAATTGCTTCCGTCACCAGACTTAAAGTTACCATTGAATCCATTGTTTAATGGAGACGCTGCTTTAACTTGTTTAGTTTGAGCCATAGATCTTGCCAATGCTTTTGTATATCTAGAAGCAAGTCTGTCGTATAAGTTGTCCTCAATTGCTTCCTCAGTGATAGCGAACCCAAGAGAGATTGTCTCGTGTGTGTATCTTGCTGTGAAAGTTTCTTGAGCTTTATCAAACTCTACTCCAGAACCTTCTGGTTTTACTTTAGCTTGACCGAATCCTGATAACATTACTTCCTCTTCGAAAGCTCTGTCAGATGACTCAGTTGTGTATATAGCAGTATGTAAATTATCATACTGTTTATATTCCAGGCCGAATA